CCTTGACATAGGCACCTGCGTACTTTTCGTTTTTATCGGATCTAATCTTAGGCGGAATAACAATGTCCCGCTTCTTTAGATAGTTATAGATAATGGTATCCCACATACGAACTTGATAGAACACATCTGCATAATTAACTTTGGCATCATATGCCATAGTCAATGCAAGTTCGATTAGTTTCATCTTGTCTTCCAAACGGTCAACAAGTTCCACATCAATAATATTATACTCAATAAACTTTTGCCACCCCTTTGTATAAAAGTCTTTAAAGGTGTCAAACTCAGAGTGATCTAACTTCTTCTGGCCTAGTTCTACCTGAGCAATATAATCTAGACGATATGATTCTTGTGCTTTATATGTAAACTTCTTGTACAAATCAAGATAGTCAAGTTGAGTCAGACCACCAACATCAAATGTTATATGCTTTCTACCTTTAACAAAAATCTCTCCTTCAGTTACAAGACCCCAGTTGGAAAAACGCTTCATCAACTTCTCTCCAAGCACCCGATTAAGACGCTTACAGATATATGGAATATCAAATAATTGAATGTTCCAACCAGTCACTACATCAGGAACGTCCTGCATCCAGTGATTAATAAAGTGACTCAGAAGTTCTTGCTCTGAAGGGCAATGATAATAAGTAACATTCTTCTGATTATTAACAAAAGGTTTTACACCCCAGGTAGTAATTTTCTTAGTGGTATAATCTTGGATAGTGATTGCAAGAATTTCTTCCGATGCAGATTCTACATCAGGAAATCCCCTCTCAGCAGTGGTCTCAATATCAAGAGTTACCAGTTTGATCTGACTAATGTCAAATTTAATCTCATCTTCAGGATACTTTTCTGAGATGTATTGATAGATGTATCGATCATTTCCATAAATCTCAAATCCATCTACATCATCATATGTTTTATAAAACTCACGGCAATCACGAACGCTGCCAGGATTGATAGGTTCTACAGAATTACCACTTAATGTCTTATACTTGGAATCTTTTTTTGATTTTACAAACAGAGTTGGAAAGAATTCATCTCTAAATTCATACCGCCTACCATTATCTACTCCACGAACTAAAACTTGATTTCCAATTAATTGAACATTAGTGTAGAACTTCATTTAATAATGTTTTGATATTTTTCAAGGAGTGTTGGTTTAGGATCAGCAAGAGTAAGAATCTTGTCTGATGACATCATAAAAGTATTTTGACTTGTAATATCGGCAAGCCAAGGAGACAGAGTATCCTTATCACCCAAAATAAATGGTTCTATTAATCTACAGTCTGGTTCACCGATATCGGCACCTACTTCTTCAATCTGTGAGACCAGGATCTGGCGATTTGTCAGAACTATCAGTTTGATCGTCTTGTCTTCCATTGTCTAAAATGTCCTCTTTATACATATCGTGAATTTTATCTACGGGAGTGAAAATTGTCACTACCCAATCTGCAGGAACTGGAACAGATCTCTCTTTTGCTAAGGGAGCCCAGGGATACATCGTAACAGACAGTTCAGTCTGATTTTCTGGTTGATCTGGATCTAGTTCATCAGAAGTGACTGGATTGGCGTTTCTAAGTTTTACCACACATGGTTTGGTTAGGTAATATCCAATCACCTTATCCGAAGAAACCATTTCTTGAACTTCAGCGATTACATCCTCTCCAGATTTAAGAACTAAAACTTTAATGGTCATGATTTTCTTTTACCTCATGATATTATACCAAGAAAAAAGAGGGGCGTCAACTGGGTTTTGCCAGTTGCCCCTCTGCGGCGACGATATTTAACAAGGTAGCCGTCTTTATTTAGAGATAGTCTTTACGTGCATGATGGTCAGGAATAACTTTAGCCAAGGTAATCGTTAATAACCCATTCTCAAATTCAACTGATCCAACTTCCGTTTCATCACTGAGGGTCCAAGATCTGGTGAAAGATCGTTGAGCCACTCCTCTATGGACATAGTTTGTTTCTTCCCCTTTGTCGTCCTTTTTTCCTTCGACAAAGAGTTTTCCGTACTCTGTGTAAACATTTACTTCTTCTTTTTTAAATCCTGCGAGTGCAAGTTCAAGTCTAGATTCTACGTTGCTGACCTGAACTAAGTTAAATGGAGGATAGTTAGTCGTCGTTTCACGTTGATTAAACAGACGATTTAAGTATTCATCCATACCAATACTATGCCTATTTATGCGATCTAGCAAGGCTGGCAAATCCGCAGCGTGATACTGGGTGAGTTCTCCCATGGTTTTAGCTCCTTTAAAAGCGAGTTTGTGTTGTGTGGACCCCGAAGGCATCCGATATATTTATAACACAAAAACAAAAAAAGAGGAACGGTAATAACCGAACCTCTTTATATGGTGTTCCGACTTTCGTAGAGACCGCACGAAAAGAGTCTCAGTCTTATTTATACTTTACCCGTTTTATTTATTTTTACTTTTGGTTTTTTAGCAGCAGCAGCAACCTGCTTGTTGGTTTCTGGGTCTTCAGTCCCAACCTTATTCATCACCACAGCACTTACAGGATCCAGTCTCCTATAACGATTTGATCTCTTTCCATACTCTGGGTGATATCCATTGGGTGCCATCTTGGGTGGTGGAGTATCTGGGAAACCATTAGGAGCTGGTTGACCGGGATACAATTCCTCTTTTAGTTTCTCACCAAGACCAACAATTTGAGCGTGTAGTGTAGGGTTAGTTTTCTCTAATTCAGCAGCACTCATAGTAACTTTACCTTTTTTACCCTTGCCTGCACCTAGTGCTTTAGATGTATTAATTGCTGCACCAAATACAGCACCAGCAAGTGTTTGAGTCGCAGATGTAAGAGGATCACCTAAAGAGATATTTGGTTGAGCATCTGCACTGTAAGGACCCAAAGCATTTAATACTGCCCTTGAGAAAGCATTTGTTCTTCCGGCCTTTGAAGGATCGCTGAACTCTTGATCATTTGTTTTAAAATCATAATTAAATGGAATCGTAACTTGATCAGTTTTAGGATCATAAGTTGCTTCTCCACCAGTTCCAACAATATTATCACCAACAGATATTGTTCCCTGATTGTTAATCTCAGCATCTTTGAATATACTATTTACATATTCCTGCCCAAGATAATCGTTATCGATTGTATCAGGTAAATTTCCAGTGAGATAATCAAGAAATACTTTTCCCTGAGTTCCTAATTTTTCAGCAGCATTTGCAATCTGTGGATCATTTTTTAATATTTGTTTAAACTCTTTTGCGGTTATATCAACATCACCCGACAAGATTTTATATTCGTCCGCATCAACACCCGTCAAAAGTTTACGTATTTCTTCTGGAGTTTGTGCTCTGTATCCTAAGTCATAAGCATCAGTTGTTTGTCCAGTTTGACCTGCTCCCTGTTTCCGTTTATCAGCAGCACTAAGAGTGCCAGTCAACCCTTGGATACGTAAATTATCACTAACTCTATTTGTAAGACTCATCAAGATCCACATTTTAAAATTACCATTGGAATCTATATCACCAGACTTAACTGTATATGCGAATGAGCCAGTCGCTTTACCCGACCCACCAGATCTAAACGCTTGTCGAATAGATTTTCTTCCTGCGTTATCGTCTTGTCTTGTATCACCGTCGTCAAAACCGACAGGATCTCCAAACTCGTCAAAATGCCCACCAACAGTAGCAGAGTAAAAATCATCATCACCTATTCTTAAAGTATCATGGTCATAAAGATTTGTTAATTTATAGAATTTGTTGTCACCATTAATATAAACCCAAGAAGATGTGTCGAAGTCCCCATCGCCCATCGTATTATTAGGATTGCTCACATTAGTGTTTCCAACATTTAATTCCCAATTAAAAGTAATTTGGTCACCAGCACTTTTATTATTATATGTTCTCAACATTGGTACTACGTTCAATGGTTCTCCCATATCTGCATTTTCATCTGGAAATTCTGGGTCTGGTCCTTCCATATCATATCCATATGGCATTGGTTGTAGGTTTGGGACAACAAACTGTTGAGTAGGTTCATCCCCGCCTGGGGATTCACCAGGAAGATCGGCCGATAGGCTATTTGGTTTTGTAATATTATTACCTACATATAGTCCAGTAAGTCTCATTAAATCCTGAGAGTTCAATTCTTGATAATCACTACCATTGCCAGCTTGTAATGTAATTACATCATTAGTTTGAGAAATGTTAGGAGTATAGTAAATATCCGTATGCGTATCTGTTGTTTCACCCCTTGATACCATCTGCGTAGCAGTATTATCAAGGGAAGAATTACTCCCTTGATTTCCATCAATTGGAGTACTATTTCCCAACTGGTAATTAGTTGGTAAAGTTTGATCAAATGGATTCCAAGATATAGCATTCCCAGAAGGTGTAGGGACTGCCATCATGTTGATGTCTGCTTTAGACGTTGAATCAGGTTTATCAAAATCTCCAATAGAATTAATATGTGATCCAGGAAAGTCAGGACCAAACATTGTTGAAGTTACTTCGCCACTCGCACTTATAAGATCCTGAGCAAATGTGCTTGATACTAAAGTTGGATTGATTGAAGTTATCATACTGCTGATTTCACCACCATAAAGGTAGTTGAAATGTTTCATCTTCATGCCTTCTGATAAGGCATTATCTATTTCTTCTAATCTTTTGAGTACAGTTCCTTTGATTTCTGTTAATGGAGTCTTACTAAACTGACCTGTTTTCCAGTCATAGTGCTTGGGAACAACATTCTCAATAAAATATAAAAGATATTGTTGCTCTTGCAGGGCAATCTGTTTCGCTTTTTTTACACTATAAGACTCTTTAATTTTAGTGTTTATTTTTTTTTTTAAATTTTCTTGGTTAGAACGAAGAATTCTAACTTTTCTATTCTTCTTTTCCTGATCCGTTGAC